CTTCTTTCATACTTCACCTCTTATCCTTTTAAGTACTTTTCTTTTTTCTTCTCTGGTTAGTTTCCAGCTTTTCCAAACATTACTTTCTAAATCTATTATTGCTTCAGTATCATTTGTCAATTTTAGTTTAAAATATTGCCTTTTTAGTATCGGTATCCAAAATTCGAAATAATCCATTAATTTACTTCCTCTATTTCTAAAATGACTTTATGTTTATCCCCATAGACAAATGTATCAGTAAATCCTGTTACACATTTTCGATTATCATCTTTTAATTTTCCAAATTTAACCATAGCATCCAATATAAATTTTTTGGCAAAACATATATTATCGAGATCGCGTTTTTTATTACCTTCCACCCAAGTAAAGTTAATTTTTACTGGTTTTTCAAATCTAGGTAATTTCATTAAATACAAACCTATTTGTTGTTCCAAATCTTGTTTTATCTTATTAGCATATTGTCCACTAACTCTATTTTTTCCAATATAATCATTAAAGCTTGGTAATTTCATTGGGATTTCAACTCTTACCATACCTAGCCCCACTTCCTATAAATAATTTCTTCCAAATACTTCTATAAACTTTTTATCAGGATAAGCCTTTTCAAATACAGCTTGTCCATCTCTTTTTAATTTCATATCTAGTTCATGTCCATTTTTACCGTGTACTCCATTAGTCCCTTCATGATGTTCAAAACATAAATATACTTTCATACCATATTTTTCACTTATCTTCCTTAATGGATTACCAAAGTAAATATGGTGTGAGTGAAGTCCGTAAGTTGCCCCACAGACATAACACTCTTTTTTATCTTGTATAATACTTTTCATAATTACCCCCTATTGTAACTATTTCTAGCTCCTTTCACTATTGTCTCCCATTTTGCTTTTTCATTAGGAGACATAGTATCAATTCCTACATTTTTACATTCTTGAATTAGCCCTGACATAAGAAAGGCAAATTCACTTGTATTTAACTCATGACTTGGAGTAAATACGTAATATACAGTCCATTTCTTCCCATCTTTCAAAATGGTTGATTTTTTTTCATAGTAAGATATTCCTCTTATTTCTTGACCATGTGGCACTAAAACTTGATATCTAACACTGTAATCTTTAAGCATATTGAAATGTAGTTCTTCAACACTTATTTTTAATGTTCGAGCTAATTCATTTATAAGTGTCCAATACTTTGAGTTCTGGTCTTTATTTCGTTTTTCCCTATACTCTTTTACTTCATAAGTTTTGTTATCATCTAAATTAACAAGGTAAGGTATTAATTGTTTTGGTGTACCTTTCATAAACTACTCCAAGAAATTATCATCAACTTTTACATTTTCACCAAAATCTGCAAAAGGATCGTCATCTTGATTTTGTTCATAGTCAGCAGGTGTTCCTATTCTTGTTGTTTCTTCATTATCGCTTTTTTTAGGACTTAAAAATTCAACTTTTTCCGCAAGTACTTCTGTAAAACTTTTTTTGTTTCCATCTTTATCCGTATAGTTATTAGTTTGAAGGCTTCCTGTTACACTAACTAAACTACCTTTATCTAAATACTTACAAACTGTTTCTGCCTGTGTCCTCCAAGTATTAATTGGAATAAAATCAGTTCTCTTTTCGCAATCTGTTTGAAATCTATCTATCGCAACAGTAAATTTTGTTACTGGTATATTTGCTTTTGTATATCTCAAAATTGGTTTAGCAACCAAACGTCCTACAAGCTCAACTCTATTCATTAGTAACCCTCCAAACTCGCTTATTGACTAACCCATTACTTCCATTGACCTCTGTAATTTCGCAAGCATCAATGATATCAGATGTTAGATATATAACTGGGCGAACGCCATTACTGTTGCTCGCGTAGTTGCTGTTCAAGCTGCCTGCTGAGTACACAAACCACACATGGTTAGAGTGGCCGTAAGAAGAAGGCGACATTGTCCAATAACCATATTGACCACTACATTTCAAAATGTCATTTGGTAACTTATCTAATTCTTCTTTTGTTAACAATCTTACATAGTCTTTTGTAATATATTCTTTATTATGTGATATTAATGTAGTAGCCATTAACCTCATTTTTGTTGTATCCAATTCCTCTAAAAATTTACTATTTAAAGCCATTCTAATTTGACTATCACACCAAACATTACTACTATTTTGGTTAAAAGGAATATCATAATCACCATCTAACAGTTTTCTATCAAAATACTTAGTCATTTGGTTTGATGTTAATTTATCTTTCATTAGTAAGGTTAAATTATCATTGTCTTTTGCAATAACATACCATTCAAATCCTCCAAATTCGAATAAATCATATAGGTTTATTTCTTCCTTTTCTTTTTTTAACTTTTCTATTTCTTCACCTAATTTTTTATATTGCTTTTCTAACTTTTCTAATTTGTTCATTTTCTATTCACCTCTATAACTTTCTAATTCTTTTATTAAATTTCTTTTTTGTATTTTTAAAATTATCTTTTTTATTAACATATTTTTCCTTTCTAAATAGCTATCATATCGCCGTTTTCAATACATCCTTCACAGCAATATCCGCAACCACCATTTATATATTCTTCTGTATCTGTTAAATCGTCTGGATTAAACCATTCTTCGCACATTTCACATTGTTGCGCTTCTTCAACTGGTTCATTTCCGCAATGTGGGCAAGTATATATTGTTGTCATATTGCAACTACCAAATAAATGGTCCACTCCACAATATTCTTCAAAACTTATTCTTTTTCTCTTTGGCTCATCGAATACTTCTTTGCAATTATCACAGTAATACATAATTACTTTTCACCTTTGGTTACAGATAAATTGCTTAAATCTATTCCCATATTCAAATAATCATCAATAATTTGGTTTCTTAATTCTTCATTACTGCCTGCCATTCGTAAAGCAATTTTTCCAAATTTATGCCAACTACTTTCATAAACTACTTCTTGATTTTCGGGAACTACATCTTTTATTTTTAAATTTTCATTATATAAATCGTGCCAAGCATCTTCACCCATATTTACGGTTCTTAACTTACTTTCTAGTTTTTGAAATTGTTGCAAATTTAAATTTGAAAGTTCTGTCCACAATTGTTCGTTTACATTAAGTTCTAATGATTTTTTTACTATTCCCATTTTTCTTATTAATTCATTTATCGAAGTTTTAACAACTGAAATAGCTTCACTTTCTTTAATAAATACATTAGGTCCTATTTCAAAACGTTTATTTAACTCTTTGTTTCTTTCTATATCTTCACCACTAGCGATTCCATTGTCTATTCCAAAACCAGCAAACCCTAAGGCTCTACCTACTGCTGATGTTTCGCAATTCTCTATCATTGATGTTTTATTAACCATACCTTGTTTTGTTTCGCTAGCTCTACCTGTAGCAATAATATCGCCCTTTTCATCTCTTATTTGTGCTTTCATTCTAACTGATGTATCGTTTAGTTCTTCTATTTCAGTTTCCACACTTCCATTTGGATAAACTTTTCTAAATGCTTTTACTCTTTCGTTTACTGTAGCATAATCTTTATTACCGATTTTCATAGCATTAATTTCTTCATTAGCCTTTTCTATTTGTTCATAACTGACTTTTATTTCTTCCATTTTTAAACCTCTTTTCTAATTTTCTTTTAATGTGTATTTTGCATAATTACAAACCTCACCATACCTGTTTTTATTTGCTGAAGTTGTTTTTTCTATATCTAATCCGTTATAATGTCGTAATTCATAAATTCTAGCCGAAAGTCTTGTAACACCTAAATCGCGAAATGCTTCAAGTGTTGTTATACTTCCGAACTTCTGAATATATTCAAGCACTCGTTCTGCTTGCGTTTTCTTCTTTTCCATTTACTCCCCTTTCTTTGATTTTTTTAGTAAACTATCTAACTGTCTTTGTGTTAAATAGATTTCGCCTTTTGTATATTTGTTTATAATTTCTTCAACTTTGTATTTTTTTAATAGTTCCTTTAGTTTCACTTAAGCCTAGCCTCCAGTTCTTTTATTTCATCTTCGCTAGCTTTATCTTCTTCGATTTCTTTTCCATACCAACTCGGCTTAATTTCCACTTTTGTATGTGTTTCACTCTTTAATGGATAAAAATCTTTCCAAGCACCATTAATTGCTCTAGTAATAATTTCTATCTTTTCTTCATCAGTCTTTCCATACTCATTAAGTTTATTAATTAATCTTTTTACTACTGTTTCAGTTAATGTATATTTATTCTTTTTTCTTAATTCTAAATATTCTTTAAATAAACTATAAATATCATCTTTATTACTTAAATTAGAAATATATAAATTAGAAAATAGAAATAAGAAAATAGAAATATTATTTGCTTTTGCTTTCGCTTTTGGTTTTGGTTTTGGTTTGGGTTTTTTTTGGTTTTCTATTTCGCTTTCTATTTCGCTTTTTTTAGGTCTTCCACCTTTTTTGCCATTTTCTATATTTTTCTTACTTGTATCTAAAGGCATTTTTAAATTTACCCATATGCCATATAACTGTCTATCATTATCAAAATTTGGTTCTATATCTTCAAACATATATTTTAAAATTGCTAATGAAATTATTTTTTGTTTTTCTTCGTCTAAAGTATTAATTAATAAATAATAATTGTCATAAAATTGAAAACTTTTTATTCCATTCATTGAATACCACCTATGTAGGCAGTTCCTAATATCATTACAATTAATAACCATGTTGCTGGGTTACATATCATTTCTTTAATGTCCTTCATATTTACCCTCCATTTCTTTTGTTATTACCTCACTTAAAGCCTTGTTAGCCTCTTTTATCTTCTCTACTACTACAGTAGATAACGTTTGATTTTTAACGAAATCATCACCATTAAAATAGTTATAAAAGTGGTCTTCTAATAAGAGCGCTAATTGCTCTGCTGTATCTATTTTTAAACCTACTTTTTCCATTTCATCTACTCTTTTCTGCATAATAAAAACCTCCTCACATAATTTTCCTTGTGAAAACTACCTGAAAAGGTTTATTTTTGTTCTATTTTATTGTATAATTAAATAGAATTACCTTTTGGTAGTTCAACACAATTTTGTTAGATTATGTGTCTTTGTCCTGTCAAAAACTTAGCACATTTTCTAACATTTTTTTATTTGTCTTTTTTGATTAAATATCTAATATATTCTGATAAACTCATGTTGTTTTTTTTAGCTTTTTGTTTTAATTCATTTACCTCATCTTCAGTAAATCTAAAAGATAATTTATGAATTCTTCCATTTTCTTTTTTACTTCCTTTTAACATATCACCTTCCTACTTTGTCCTGACATTATAATTGTATCATGTCCTGACAAAATAGTCAATAACCCCCCTTTCTGTTTTTTCAAAATTTGTGCTTCTGTTTGACAGTTTTTATTATTCAGTTTTCAAAGAACTTATTCAGACACCTGAGGGACTACTAGACTGTGAAAATAATTTTACTTTAATGGAGTTGTTGTTGTTTTTATTACTAGAAAGGTTTGTCTAGTAGCCTCGCAGGCATCCGAATTTATTTATTTTGTTATCTCCCTATGGTATAATTGTTTTAGAAGGGAGGTCTTTTATGGTTTGGTTTTTTCAAGGTTTATTTTTAGCTCTTGTTTGTAAAATAATAGGTTATTTTTGGAACAAAATTAAATCATATATAAATGATGACAACAATAATCAACAAAATATAAATTCAACAAATTTTACACCATTAAAAATTCTTAAAAAACAATTTTTTATATCTGTTGGAATGGTGCTAGTTCCACTTTTATCATTTTTATTTTTCAAAGATTTTCTATTAAAACAAGATGTACTTACTTGTTTATTATTTATTTCTACTTTTTTTGGTGTTTTGATGTTTTGTGGTGTTATTGAAGCAATGTTTAATGAAATCATTTATTATAGAAATAATAATAGTTCCAACAATAAACCCAATAACAAATAAAAATACTTCCATCTAATCACCTCAGTTTGATTTTTATTTAATTTTCTGTTATACTTAACTCGATTTATTTAATAAATCATTCTGTAATGTAATTCGTTGTCGTGTTCTCGGCAACGGTTTTTTTGTTGTCTAAACCTCCAATATAACTAACTCCTAATAGTATGATAATTAGTAATATTGTGTATTTATTCTTGATTATCTTTAACATAATTCACCCCATATTCTTCTTCAAAAAAACTTTTTAGAACCCGTCCTTTTTCTGTTCTAAATCCTTGTTTTTCTAATTTTTTATTCAAAATCTGAATTATTTCATAAGCTTTGCTTGATGAATAATTTAAAATTTCCATAATATCTTTGTATGTATAAAATAGTTTAGGCATCTTTAAACCTCCTTTGTCTTGATCGGACTTTTAATTTTCTTTATAAGTATCTAATTCTTTCTTATAAATATTTGGTGGCATAGAATATATATAATTTATTTTATTTTTATTTTTTTTATTTCTATCGCCCCGATTATAGCCATATTTTTCTTCAAAAGTATTATATTTTCTCATATATTCATATTCTTTTGAACGTTCTTGATATGGTATGTTTTCTTCTAAAATATATACTTCAAAATTTTCTTTCCCATATTTTTCAAAATCTTCAATCATAGATTTATTACTATGTTTTTTTCTTTTTAATTCTGAAAAATGTGTTTGAATTCTATTGTTTATATTAGAAGTTCTACCAATATACATTTTTCCGTTACTCTTACATCGAATAGCGTAGATACAAAATTTTTTATCTAATGAATACATAATCATTCATTGTCAACTTTTTGGTTTACATTGACAGCAGAAAAAATTTCTTCAAAAGACATATTAAATAAAATTAATATTTTTCGTACTTCACAAAGATAAAAATCAGTTTTTCCTTTTTCTTTTCTAAAATAGCAATCTTGAGAAATACCTAAATAATTAGCCATATCTTTTAAAGAATACCCTAATTCGCATCTTTTACCTTTTAATTTTGGGTAATAATATGTTTCTTTTTGGTTTCTTTTCAAGTTGACTCCTCCTTCCTATCGTTTGTAAACTATTTCGTTTACAATTACAATATATCAAAATAAAAATGTCTTGTCAACTAAAAAATTAACATTTTTGTTGATTTTTTTATTTTTTTAATTTATAATGTAATTAGAAAGGAGCTATTATGACTGAAGATAATATAGATTATAAGTTTAATGAAATCGCTTCTAAAACTATTAAAAGATACAGAGAAATCAAAGGTCTAAGTTTAGAAGACGTAGTAAAGAAAATGAAAAAACCCATATCTAGACAATCATTATTTAAATATGAAAATAATTTAGCAAGAATGAAAAATAGTACATTTAATGATATATGCAATGCTCTTGATATAGACGCAAATGAAGTGTTTTCAGAAATTAACACAAAATTACTTCATGCCTATGGTAACTACAGTAAAGAAACTAATCAACCCATTGATGTCCCACTTATAAACCCCGTTGATAACACAACGCAATATGCAAAAGTTTTTGCAACCGAAAAAATGTTAAACGATTACGTTTCTAATGACGGAGACCTTTCAACTCAGGAAAATAATAACCAACCTATATTCGATGAGTTAGAGCTACTTTTTGACAAACACAAAGATATATTAACAGATGATGATAAGGAGACAATAAAATTTTTAATAGAAAAAAGAAAAAGAGAAATTGATAAACAATTGGGAGAAAATTAATGGGAAAAGCAAAAAAAATTTTTAAAGTAATAATTATCTTATTTTATATTCTTTTATTAGGAGATATGATACTCAATTATGGAAAATATAATTTTAATGAAGAATGGTTGTTTTTGGTAAATATAATATTGCTAGGAATTGGTTTATATTCTTTTGTACAATTGCATGAAAATAAATAAGTATGCTAGTATAGGTACTTAATATAGAATAAAAGGATGGTGTATATTAAGTATGAATATATTAAATTTATTAAATGGTGAAATAACACAACAAGAACTATTAAACCATTATAATACAACAATAACATATGAACAATTACCTATTGGTATTAATGGTTGTGTATTTCAGCATAAAGGTATTTATAATATTTTGATAAATCAAGAATTATCATATTACATGAAGCGAAAAACCATATTACATGAACTTGCACATATTGAACTAAATCAATTAGAACAAGTGGATAATGATTTATTTGCATTTAAAGTTCATAAATATGAAGATGAAGCTGATAGATACGTTAAATTTCTAATAGAAAATAAAAATGGTGATAATTTATGAATTTTGGAGTTAGAAAACCTAGTATAAAAAGAAGCATTAAAGCAAGAACTACAGGTAGGATAAAAAGGACCATCAAAAGTACATATAATCCTCTATATAGCAAAAAAGGAATGGGAATGATTAATAATCCCAAAAAAGCCATTTATAATAAAGTTTACAATAAAACTACAGTTGATTGTTTAGAATCACTAAAACAAAAAGGAAATCAAAAATCAAATTCAAATAAAGAAACTTATATAATGGACAAAGAAACCTTAAAAAAACAATTTAATTTAACTGATTGGGATATTCAAAAAGTTGTAAATGGTGAAAATTTAAACATAAATATTACAAATAGAAAAAATAAAACTTCTAACAAAGAAAGCATTCCAACAAAAAAAGAACTTTTAAAACAAATCCCAAAAGAAAAAAGAGTTAATTATTTTGATAAAGAAGCACACTGCTGTCTTTGTAATGAAAATCTTGGCATTTGGACATTAAGACCTAGATTCCAATTAATAGATGGCTGGCTATGTAGTAAATGTTTAAAGTCTTTTTGTAATTTTATTGATTTTAAACGTAAAGCTTACACAGTAGAAATAGTGAAAACAAAATTTCACAACAAAATATAAATAAAAAAAAGACCACTACTGCTGGAACAGTAATAGTCAAATCCCTACTAGAAGGGGTACAAAATAAAAATAGTCCGATCAAGACAAATTCTTTTCTTGTAC